CTTACATACTTTTTTATGGGAAACTGGTTTTTCCCCTTCTTTAAAATAGTTACCATGTTTATTTTCTTTGGCCTTTTTTGATGTCTGAAAACACTTTTTCCCTTTGTTCCAAGGGACTGGCATAACCCCTTTTTTACCCTTGTTCCAAGGGGTCAATCCTTTTTTAAATTCAGTCTTAGGGCTAGTATGTTCCCCTTTTTTCCAAAGAGTATGTTTTATTTTACTTAAAACAATGTTTCTCTGATTTGTTTTAGACCAATGTTTACTAGTATCCTTCCAGTTCATAATACTATAGGCTATCTGCCCGAAGCTTCATCTGGAAGCTCCAGACACCTCACATCTGCCGTTCCCGACGAAGTTATCCCATACCATTTCTGCAAAGGGCCTGAGTCAAAAGAAGGAGAAAAACTTTTAGGTTCTATCGGTGTTCCGGTAGAAGCGGTTACAGTAGAACCGCCAATATATACAGTTATACTAGAACTGTTATTGTAGAAAATAATCGCTCTCCTGTCATCAAGAACGCCATAACTAGGCAGAGGAGTTAAAGTTGTCGTAACAGTAGTAGTAGTCTGGTGGACATTCCCCTTTAAAGAATTTATGTTTATATGAGTTACCGGATTAGGGACTTTCTGGGGCGGCCAATGAGAACCAGGATTAACATTCACCTCGCTTGGAAACTCAAACTCGGGAACTTTTAATTTAATGCTTTTTATTGCCTTTATTACTTCGTCAGTCCTGTCAACCGCTTTTACTTCTTTTTTAGGAGTATTTTTAGTTAAAACCTTTTCTATCGCTTCCAGCCTTTTAACTACTTCACCCTCTTTTCTATCTTGGGTTAATAAAGACTTGCTTAAATTATCAACCGCTTTCACAACTTCGCTCATGTCGGGTTTGGCTACTTGGATAGCTTCCCCTAATTCTTTTTTCAAAAGTTTTAAAGCGGCCATTGTCTTATCTGTTTTTGTTTCGTTTAACAAAATCTCGATAATCCGGTTAAGAGAACGCTCAACCTGCTCATAACCTGAAGCTAACTTGCGGTAACTGTCTTTTTCCTGCTCGGCAAGTTTTTTTAAATAAGTATCAATGTTGCTTCTTAAAACTAGCAGTTTCGCTTTATCGAATTTGGCCACCTTGACCTCCTTGCAATCCTGCTAAACTTTCCATTAAAGCCGCTTCTTCCGGTGAGCCTGGCGTGCCTCCGGCCGGTGCTCCTGGCGGCGGCGTGGTCATTCCTGCCACCCCTGGCGTTGGCGCTGGCGTCGCTATTGGCGTTTGTGCTGGTGCTTGTTCCCCTTCAGGGTGTTTTTCGGCCAGTGCTTCATGCAAGCTCATGTGTTTCTCAATAATGGGGTTTCCGCCCGCACCCAAAGCCTCCTGATGGACAATGTTATGGACAATGTGGTTATCGGTTACTAAAGGCTCTACTTTATCGTTTCCCTGAAGCATCATGGCGTTTTCCTGCCTTGCTATCTCCTCGTCTGAAACTTCAGCTCCTTGAGCGTTGCTTTTCCTGAATTGCTTTAAAATCTCCTCCTGCCTGGTTTTCTCGATAATATTATCCACGTCGGCAAACTCGCAGTGCTGCAGTAAAGTTTTCTGGTCAATAGCGCCTTTTTCAAACAAACTTTCCAATCTCTCCTGCCTTGCGGTCTTGGTATAAGCCAGCCATGAGCCGATAGTTACCCTTATCTCATTGTCAGAACCGATAACCGCCAAATCAAAACTATCCGGCCCAATCTTAACTTTCCTTTTGTTGCTTCTCCTGCCAGCCCCGCTTTCGCCGACAACCGCAAAATGCTTGACATCCCCGCCCATTCCCAAATCTTTAATCAGTTTAGGGACATCATAATTCTGGGAAACCACTTTTAAGGTCTTTTGCCCTACCTCAACCAAAAATTCTTCCAGGTTATCGGTCAAATCACTGGAATTACTAGCATCCGCTTGTTTTAACTCGGCTAAGGCAATTCCCGATATGTTGGAAGGCAACTTGCCATAGGAAGGCTCATGCAAACCGCCCAAATCCTCAATGTATTTCCAGCAGTTTGCAATCTGCTGCTGGAAACTTGGCGGTGCTGAAGGCGGCTGGGGAATTTTAACGTCAGCTCCTCTATTTTTCTCAATGAAACTGCCATGCTGGTTTGCAACCAATCTCACCCCTGAATTTTTATCAATGATTACCCGACCTACTGCCACCATGTAATTGAACATAAAAACTGAGGACTCCAAAGCGTTTAAAACCCTGTTGATAGGAATAATGTGTTTGGCCCAGCTCTCTCCGTAAAGCTCGCAGGGGTTAATATCCCCTTGGTACAAAGCGAATGGAAAATCATTTCTTCTTTTAAGCTGAACCAAAAGCGGGTCTTGGAGAAAGTCGGTAAAATGGACAATTCTCATTAAAACCTCGCCATTCTTTAAATTCTTTGTGTCCTCCTCATTTTGAGCCAATTCCTCTTTTATCTCGTCAATGTTGTCGTCAGAAACCCTTGTTTTAATCCAGGCCTCTTTAAGTATCGCCCCTTCTTCCTCTTCTTCTTTGGTATTGCCAGTCTTATGCTTTAATGCCTGGATTAGAAACTGCTTGGCCGGAGAAACCGCCAGCACTGGTTCTCCTGTTTTGGGAATACTCTCATAAAATTTGTAGTGGGGATTGGTAGTTACCTCGTCTAAATTCTTCCTGACTGCCTTAACGCAAAACTGGGCATCTTTTAAGGATGGAGCCAAAGGGTCAACATAAAAGTCGTAAGTGTCAATAAGCCAAATATAAGCCTCGCCTGTCTCTTTGTCATAACCTATCTGCCAAGGCCCGCCAACGGAGAACATCAACCCCTGCATAACTGTTTCTTTAAGCATTTTCCTTAAACCCAAGTGCTGGTAATAGTAATCAAGGAGTTTGCCCGAATAGCGGGCGTTGGCTAAAGACTCCTCAGACTTGCCGGTTGGCAAGACTTCCCATTTGGGTTTGAAGTTTGTTACCATGTTTTTAACCCCTCTCATTTGAGACCACAAGAGGTTTACCGGAAATTTAACGCCTCTCCTGGTGGCTAGAAGAACAGTCTTGTTAGGCTGGTCGTAATTGGAGAAATGATAGCCCCGCCTGAACAAATCCCTTGTCAGCCATTCCCAATCATAGCGTTCCCTGCTTTCAAAAGCCGACTTAAACAAACTGTCCGCTTTTGATTTTAAAAACTGGTTTGCTACTCGCTTTAAAGCCTTCTTTTCCTTGTCGCTTTTAAGCGTTGTTAATTTAATAACTTCCGGCTTTTTATTTTCTTCTTTCTTTTTCTTCGGCACTCATGCTTTCTTAGAAGGTTTGGATTGAAAAGCTTTAGCTTATCCTTTTTTGTAAGCTGACGGGGCGTGGTTTACACCCCGTTAGAAGTCTGATTAAATCAGACCCCCCCGCCAACCTGCAAACTAATGGTAAATTTTAACTTTTGTTTTCGGCCCTTCGTCAATCTTAACGCCAGTAATGTCATCCCAAGGGATTCTGTTTTCTTCGGTTAATTCCAAAAGGTTAGGGTCGCTTTTAATTCTGTTTGGCTGTGGCTTTCTGCCTTCCTTAATCCTTTGCCATTCCTGCAAACTTCCGGCCATCATCATCTCAGTTGCTTTCTCGGCCTGGTCGTTTAGCTTCTTAACCAATGTTTCCGTCAGCTTGTTTTGTTTGGTATAGAAAATGTAAGCGAAAACTGCAAAACCTATTACCAATAAAGCCAAGATAATAAACTCAACCATAGCTCTCCAAATCATTTAAGACCTTGTTTTTAAGTTCTTCGGTCATGCCGTCAAGCGAGTCCAAAAACTTCTCCACATTTTCTTTTTTCTTTTTCGGGTCATTGTGAATTTCCAAAACATCAAGAATGTCTTGTCTGGTTATTTTTAAGCCCGATTTCTTTTCAGCTTGCTGGGTAGAAGTAATTATCTTTTTTTTGATTTCTTCAAGCGTGTTTTTTGCCATATAACAAAAAAACCGAGAACCTAAGTCCTCGGATATATTCCTTTGAGCTTTACTAATAAAAGTTATAACACTAAGTTAAAGGTTTGTCAAACTTGTTTTTTCTCCTCATATAACTTTTTAACCCAATGGGAAACATCACAGGAAAACACCTTTTTGTTCCTAACAATAACGCTTGCTGAAGCATCGCCAAACCCACTCTCGTCAACCACCTTCCTTATTTCCACCTCAAAGTCCCAAAGGTAAGGATAGTTCTTTTTCAGGTATTCTAAAAAGTTATGCTCGCTTATTACACTTTCCATTTTATGATAATTTAACCACCTTTCTTTGGCTAAGTTTCTTCTTGCAGTTATTACACCAAGCCAAACAAACGTGCTCTTTGATCTTAACGCCAACATCAAGCTCGATTGTTTCCACTTCTCCTTTGCAAAAAGAACAAGTCCCGATATATTTGTAAGTCAACTGGATAGGTTGAGGTTGAGGTTTCGCTAGCTCCGGCAATTCCTCTGTAATTTTAGGTTTTTCCACAGGCTTTTGCACATTAGGCTCGCCTGTCGGGTGATATTTCCTATTGTGTTCCTTGTAATCCTCCTCTGTTTCAAATTCCATAGGCCCTGTTTTCTCGTTAAAACACAAGGCACACATCCATCTTTTATCCGGCATTACTCACCTCCTTTTAAAACAAATCTGCTACTCCTCCCTCGTCAGGGATAATATTCTCATTCGGGTTTCTCCTTCTTTCTTCTGGCGTTGATTGGGTAATCGGGTTGGGTTCTGGCTTGCCTTCGTAATTAACCGCAAAATATTCCAAAGCTGTTCTATTATGAGAAGTCCAGTCGTGAATTGGCAAATTCACTGGCGTGGTTACTTGCGATGTTTCCTGCCTTTGAGGATAGCGGGCTTCTTTGACACAATCCATAAAATAATCAGTTCCTCTTGTTTGATTAACTTCTATTCCCTGTTGCAGCAACACTTTTGTCTTTTCCCTTCTTGAAACAAAATCATTAGACTCAGTATTCGTCTGAACATAAATGCCTTTATCCTGCAAAGTCTGCCGTGTCGAAGTGCCGGTAATCAATGACCTTTTTGAAACATCAGGGTCGCCATAGTGAATGGCAATCTTAAACTCCTTAACTTTCCTTATCAATTCCAATTCGTCATCGGAATAAGAAAAATTAGAGTCAATATCCTGTTTGGGAAAAAAAGGCAAGAACCACTCAATCGGTTTGTCTTTGTTCTCAAAAGCCTCAACTAATCTCGGCTTGCCATTAACCATGTTGGTCTGCCACCATTGCAAAGCTGTCCCATCCAAGCCAAAGTCCCAGACAACATACAAAGGCCAATGCCAATCATAAGGAAAACTACCTACCTCCGCTTGCTCAATTTCATTATAAACCCTGCCAGCCACCGAGGTTTCCCAGTTTATCATTATCTCTCTTGCAAAATCTTCTGCCGACCGCCTGTTTTTCTCTCGTGCCAGCCACTTTTTTGTTTTCCTAGGGTCTAAATTGTAAGTTAAGGTAACAACTTTTATCTTTTCGTTATCCTTGCCGAACCTTAGCCTTTTTGCCTTACTCGGTCTTGAACCTGGCGTTGTTAAAACAATCCTGCAAGCGGTGGTATCAGCTGTCGCTCCCCAAGCTGATGTATTGCCACACCAGCTAGCCCGACCATTTCTTCTGACATATAAGCTATGATATGGAGTAGTTACACAATAAGTAAAATCATTATAGGGAACAATTTTTTTATCAAGACAGGCTACTTGGGAATGCTGTTTAAATCCAATATTTAACCTGTATAACTTCCGCCATTTTCCATTATCATAGCTTTGTTGGGATATTGAAGCTTTCAATCCTACTTTTTGAGTCAATTCCTGAAAATCATCAGCTAACTGTTTTGAAGTTGTAGCATACATCATTTTATTTGTCCTATTTTTTCTTTCAGTAATACACCCATCACCAGAAATTAAAGAATTAAAAAGAGTCTTGAGTAGGTCTTTTGATAAGTTAAGATACTTTCTTGGAATATGTTTTTGATGAGCCTTACCAAGAGAAATCAATTCATCAAACATTTTTTCAGGTAAATAGCCTTTGCTTAAATTATAAGCATGACTATTATAAACAATGGGCAAATTCATTCTTTTTAACAAATCTTCTATCTTCTGACGATTTTTACTTTTGGTTTGAGAAATACTGATTCTCCTATTACGCGGTTTATTTCTTCCCCACCCTTCTGATATATACCAGCCTAAAAACTCTAGGAAATCTTTGGCTTTAAAACCATAAATCTTCTCTGGAGATTCTCCATCAACATAATTTGAAACCAATGGAATAAAGTCATGTTTTTGGGTATATACTTCATCAGCCCGCCTAAAATACATTTTTCCATTGCTTTGTTGATACTTTCCTTTATCCTTATTCTTATTTTTAAATTTTCTAGTGTTTTTTGGAAAATACCTTTTCTTAATCAACAATTTATGGTTAGCAGTACAAGAAATATCAATAGCTTTGTTTTTAAACTCATATAATTTTTCAGCATATACCTTATGTAATTTAGTGATTGGCATTAATTTAGCTTTGCCAGTATCTATATCCATTGAATAAACTAAATCTTTTTTTGTACAGTCTTTAACTAATTTCCATCCAAGTCCAGTTAAAACTTCTGTATCTTTTCTTAGGCAATCATTTTCCCAGAAAGCAAACTCGTCTAATAGAATAGCCTTGTATCTTGCGCCCCTTGAAAAATTAGGGTTGCTTGACTCGCCTGATATTACATTGCCGTTTTGGGGGTTTTTCAAAGACATGGTGGTAAAATGCCTTTTGACATTAAAACCTTTAGGCAATAAAAGAGGATTTAAGTGGTCTAACATATATTGAAGCTTGCCGAACAAAGACTCCTCCTTATTCGAAACTTCAAGGTCTTTGCGAAGACTCACGCCTCTATTGTCAACAAACTGCTCTTTTCTTGAACCTAAAAGAAAGTTTGAGCCTGGAATAAAACGCCAAAACCATAAGAGGGTTGCCAAAGTTACATAACTTGCTCCTACTTCCCTGCATTTCTCAATAAATAAATCATAACCATTCTCAATAGCGTCTTTAATATTCCCCACCAATTTTTCTTGAAAATCGAACAATCTAAAAGGCAAATGGTAAGGTTCTCTTTTTGGGTCGAAAGTATATAAAAAGCGGTTGGTAAGTTCTACCGGATTATCAGAAACCAGTTTCACTACCTTCGCTAGTTTGGGATTATTGTCAATCCTCAATCCCCTCGAAAATCCTGTCATACTCCTCCTTGGAAACTTTAACTTCGTCTATGTTGAATTGTTGGGCTACTAAGGGTGTTTTAGTCCCCTCCAAATATTCTCCTGCTTTCACTAATTGGTCTAATTTTTTTTCTTTTGGGATTATTTCCAATATCCGTTTTAAAACCTTCGCAATCCCTTCCTGCTTTATTCCTTTTACTGCCACTTGGAAATCTATTTCAAATTGTTTCAGCTCTTCTGGAGTTGGTAATTCTGAAGCCCGCCAAATTGTTGTATCCGAAATACCAAGCCATTCTTCTATTTTTTTAGAAGCCCATCCCATTTTATACAGGACTTTAGCCACGACTTTTTGTTTCTCTTTTGGTAATTTTTCTAAGTCAGTTATTTCCGTCATATTTCCCTCAAAGCCGAAGAATAGGTTAATACCCAGAAGCATGGACAAAACCTACTAACTATCCTTCCTATTCTCCAGCTTTCAAGAAACTATAAATCCAAACCTCCTTTTTCCTCCTCCTCTTTAATTGCCTGTTGAACCGCCTCAACCATCTTTTTAGCGCAATGGGGGCAATACCTGCCTACCGGCGCAATCTCTTTAATGCCTTCAGGCAAATCTCCATAGCTATTCGGTCTTAATTCGTAGGCTCTGGTAATCGGCCTTCCGCACTCAGGGTTCTGGCATCTGGTTTTAACATTTCTCCAAAAGCCTAAAATATATCCTTTATTGTCCATTTCTCACCTCCTATCCTAGCTTCTCTAAAAAAGTTTTAATTTTTAAAAACTCTTTGTCAAAATCGCAAACCCGTTTAAATTTATCAAAAGCCTGTTGGCACATCTTGTTATGTTCCTCTGGCTGGCTTGCTTTTCTTATCCTTTCGACATTGCTTTCTAGGCTTCCTTTATCCAAGTCAATGCAAGTTAAGCCGTCTATCATCAGCTGTCCAGCTAGTTTCCCTTGATACTGGCTTTTGCGAACAATTACCGGCCGTCCGCACGCAAACCAGTTATGGATGGTATGGCCGAAGCCGTCTGCCATGTTCTTTAAATGAAAGCCAAACAAACTCTCTCTTATTAACCTTGCAATCTCTCCTTCTCCGCCAATGCAGCCATCCCGACAGCCAGCCCCATAAGCCTCAAACTTCAATTCAGGCAGAGCTTTTTCCAATGACAAGAAATCCTGCCAATCGGCTTGAAAATGTCCAGCAATTGACAATGTGTGTACAAAACTCCTTATTGCCTTGCTTTCTTGAGGCGGTTCGTATTTAAAAACATCTAAGGAAAACTCCTGGTGGTAGAAAACCGCATTGACATTGCTCGGCACTTGTTCGGGCATGGTGCTGGACATCAGGTTCTTAACCAAACTGAAATCAATCGAGCCGAAATGGTTGCCGACTTGATAAATCAGCTTAGCTTGCGGCTTGTATTTTTTTATCAAGTCATTAAAAGACTTAACATGGGCCGGTATCGAGGCAATCACAATATCTACAGGCATTGTTTTAAATCCCTCAAGTGTTAATCCCTTAGTGCCGTCAACCACGCAAACGCCGTTGCTGTCCGGTGTTTTACCCCTCAAACCTAGATACTGGCCGACTGTTCCAACATTATTCGCATAGGCTTCCGCTCCCTTCCAAAAGCCTTCGTTAAACCACTCAAGCCCTTTCATGGTGTAAAGCTCCCAGCCCAGCCTTTTCTCAAACAAAAGCTCTAGGCTATGAAAAAGCTGCTGGTGGTGCATATCGGCTAATACTTTCACCTCAACTCCTCCAAAAACTTTTGTATCCGCATAAATTCATAATCAAACTTGACATTCTCCTCAAACTTCTTCCGGCAATTCTCACTCATCCTTGTCAATTCCTCTATGTTAGCCTTGCTTCTAACAATTTCTGCTATCTGCCGGCTGCTCCGGCCATCAGTAAAAATAGCGGTTTCGCCATCAACCAAAAGAGGCTCGGCAATTTTGTCTCTGTAATACTCAAAACAAGTAATAACTGGCCTTCCCAAAGCAAAAGCATTGTGGATAGTATGCCCGTAGCCGTCAATCCTTTTCACATGGTATAAAAAAGAGGCTTCCGACATTCTCTCAATCAACTTCCTTTTGCCAAAAATCCGGCCGTTCTCGCACTTGCCGCCATAACTCCTGAATTTAAACTCAGGCAGTAAATGCAAAAGCTTAAACCAGGTGCCAAAAACCCCTGGTTCGGTTTCCTCTGCCCTAAGTCCATTCAAAAAGCTGTATAAATTATGGGTATTGGTCGGCGGTGAATACTTAAACAGGTTCAAGTCAAACTCCTGCCTGAATAAAACCTTGTGTTCTCCTTGATACATTTTGTAAGAGGATATATCAGAAGCCATCAGGTTAGGATAAAGCTCGTGGTCAACCTTATCATTCATATTGCCGGTAATCCTTATCAGCTTCGCTTTCGGACAAAACTCTTTGGCGAACTTGTAAAAATACTTTTCGTTCTCGTTGATGGTGCAAATTATTATGTCAAAGTCCATTTCTTTAGCTTTTTTAAGGGTAACTAATTTAAACTTGGGATAGTCAATGCAACCCATTCTTGTTTCCAAACCATAGCCGTTCTCGCCATCTTGAGTAAAAACAATGTCTTTTAAATACAATTTAGCCAAAAAGCGGTAAGGTTCTTTCATGGCAAAATGCCCATACAATTTAAAATATTCCTGGTCAAACCATTCCACGCCATAAGGCCGGTAAAGCTCCCAGCCTAACCGCTTTTCAAAAAGCAGGTGTAATGCCCACCATAGGCTGTCGTGATGAAAGTCTGCTAAAATTTTCACTTCTTCAAAATATAATTTATTAAAATATTAACTGCTTTATACAATTCAAAATCTTTATTTGTTATTTTCACTTAAAAAACTCCTTCCATTTATCATCCGGCGCTGGTAATCTTTCGGCTATCTTTTTGCATAACTCAAGATGTCTAGGGTCTTGTTTAACGTCTGCTTTAACACTCCAATAGTTATAACTGGAAAATATCTCCGGCCTGTGAAATACATAGTCAGGTTTAAGTCCCTCAAGGTAGTTTTGATTTACGCCGCCTAAATGGAAGCAATCCTCAAAGTCCTTAAACCCCATCTCTTGAGTGGTTTTAGTCTTGCCGCCCAGACTCTTAACATCCTCGGCAATCCAGCCAAAATGGTCATGTTTACCATGAGCGGCAAAATCTTTTCTAGTCTTATCAAGCAATGCTCTTTTAATAAACCAGAAACTTGGATGTATGTATTTATTACTCTCCTGCCACCAGCCGATATACTCGTTATCTTTACTGGCTTCTTCAACCGCATTTAATAATTTATTCCAGTCTTTGCTAAACCAATCCTGCTCAATAGAAACAACCCATTCGGTATCTGAATATTTAAGCATTTCGTTGGTAGCCACATTCCGCCAATCTTCCTTGCCCCAATCCAGTTCTTTTGAGTCCAAAAATGTTATATCTAGGTCAGCCAATGAACCATGAATAAAATGGTCAAAATAAGGCCAACGATTATGCTCTGAAAAAAGAATTACTATCTTATTAAAAAATTGTCGGTAATTCTTCAAAAATCTTCTATATAAGGGATAATCGCAGTGCTTTATCCAGCAAGTTATAAGAGTGCAATTCATTTTTTCTCCTTAATTTTTAATTGTTTAAAAGCAATCGTTTTCATGTCTTCTAGGTGGTTTTCTAATCTTTTAACTTCCTTAGTAGTATCTTCTGGTTTCTTGCCAAACCCCATCTCGTTTAAACAATTACCTAAATCATTCAAAGAGGTTGGGTCTTCAAGCACAATAGTTGGCTCTGGCAACTTCCCACCATCTTTATAAATTGTTCTTTTATCACCATGAACAATCCACCTCTCGTTATTTTTTCTCTCAAAAATCCATATTTTCCAACATAAGTCAATCATTGAATATTCGATAAAAATATCATTAACAAATCCTCTATATGAATTACCTGCTCTCATTTCTTTTCACCCCCTAAAAAAAACTTTTAATCTTTTCATCAAGCGGATACTCACCTACTTGATGTAACTTTTTAACCGCAAATTCCGCCCATTCTTCGGGCTGGTCAATCTCACCCGAACAAACCAAATAAGTAAAAAACTCCCGTGGATGATACCAGTTGCTATTCATCCTGAAATTCTGGGTTAGTCCAGCAAGATGTTTCCATTCAGGTAAATCCAGATACTTCAAATCTGCCCAGTTCTCCAAATCCATTAACTCCCTGCTAAACTTAACGAAATGGTCGCCAACATCCCTGTCAACGCTAAAATCCCTGCTGGTTTTGCTCAATATTTCCCTTTTAACCAGCAAGCAAGCGGGGTGAAACCTGTTGCCGTCAACAAAACCCACCGCATTATAATCGTTGGCTTTCTCTATCAATTTTTCAAAGAACCCCTTTTTAAATAGGAAATCCTGTTCGAGAAATAAAATGTCGCCTGAGCCGATATATCTTAATCCTTCCCTGATAGCGGCATTTCTCCAATCGCTCCCATCATCTTTATATTCTTTTACCAAAGTTACCCTTTTTATATTTGTTTGCAGGTAACCACTGTAATCCACATCCCTTGCCTTTTGGGTCATCACTACAATAATCCTGTTAAAAAGTTCCCTGTCTTTGTTTATCCGGTGCATAAACAAGGGGTAGATTACGTCTCTTGGATGGCAGCACAAAATATCAGGTTTCATAATATTTTTATTCTTCTTCTAATAGCCTTAACTTTTATCTTTTTAATCGGGTTATATCCTTCTTTCTCATATTCCTCCCAAACTAAAAAACAACCAACCCTTTGCCACTTTGGAACTTTAGCAATATTTATCCCAAATTCCTTAAACAATAATTCTTGTCTTTCTTTGGATTTCAACTCTAATAATTTTTTAGTAGCTTGTCTTTCAGTCAAACCTTTTTTCCGTAAACTATAATAAGCATAAGAATTAACACAACCCCTAAAAGCATTAAGCCTTCTATCTTTCTCATAAATCTCTACATCTCTTTTCGTTGGCGTGACTAAAATTCTACTGTCAAAGTGAGCCTGGGCTTTTACTTCTTGAGAAAACTTTGCTGATAAAATTCCTGCTGTAATAGAAATAATCTTCTCTATCCTTCTATCAAACCATTGACTATTTTTATCAAAGTAAAGGGAGATTTCGTCTGAGTGAAAGTGGGCTTTGTAAATATCAGGAATATAAGTCATAAGTTCTTTAGTTCCCTCTAGCATTGCTTGATAAAACCTTTTATCAAACGGTCGTTCATATCTCTCAGTAAATCTTGAAAAACAATTACCATCCAATCGCACCATAAAATAACAACCATTAGGCACAATTAAACCTTTATAAAAATCATATTTTCTTCCTATTGTTGTATTTATACTCATACTCCCATCAACCCCCTATACAAAGTAATTTTATCCAAATAAACCCTTTTTTAATTCACATAAGTCATCCATTTTCTCTTTATGCTGTCGGTTAAGATATTTCTTGACTTCTTCTGGGTTTTTAAATAGTTCTTCTTCTTCTCTCTCCACTATACGAGAACAATAAAAGTCTGTAGGGGAAAAATAGTAACTTTTTTTTCTCTCACCACAAAATCTATTTTTCATAAAATATCTTATTCTTTCGTTATATCCACCAACCTTCACCTCTATACTTTCAATTTTCCCCCACGCATATTTATTAAATTGTTCAATGTAATACCAAACTTTATCTTTGATATTGTATTTAGTTCTTATTTTCATAATTTCTCTCCTTATACCTGCATTAAATTTTTATACAAACTAATTTTCTCATTTATCCTTTTCCTGTCCAGTTTGGCATTAACAATCAAGTTCTCAATCCCTTGTTTATACTGTTTCTTAAAATCATCAAACCCCTCAACTACATCGGAAGCGATTGTCCAAAAAGCCACCCTGCTTTCTATTTCCCTGGCGTTAATCTCGCTTTGAATGTCCGGCACTTGACCGCTTAAATAACCATTCCAAGAGGCCGACAAACTACCGCCATGCAACCAAAAGGGCTTGCCTTCAACCCAATTCATTTCCTTTTTTCCCTTGCTTTCTATTTCAAAAGGGTCTGCGTGAAACTGGGGGCAGGTAGAAAACCGCAATCCCAAAGCCCTTAATTGCATACAGGCATAAACAAAAGTATCCCCATGAGCAATCTCCTTGAAAGTATGGTCAAGCTCCTTGCAGTAATCGCCAGGTTTAAACTGGATACTGCCGAAATTAAGGTCAGTTCTTAACAAATCGGTTCTCTTGACAAAGAAAAAGTTTGGCCACCAGTTAGGGCCTTTGTCGCCATAACCAGAATAATCAAGGTTATACTTTTTAGCTGAAACCTCGGCTATCTCCTCAGCACAAGAAAAGCGAGGTGAACCAATCGCATCAGTTAAATCAGACTCAATCATCTGAAAATATTGGTTGACCTTGCCTGATGTGAATATATAGCCATCGTCCTCTAACAGCATCACTAAGTCTTCTGTGCAGATTTTAACCATTTCTGTTATCGGCATCCCATTACCTATGCCTCTAGGATGGTAAATAAGCTCAACTTTCGGGTCGTCAACCAAATTAGTAATGTATTCTTTAATAACTTCTTTTGGCACACCTGAATGGTTGTTTAAACAAACATAAAACTTGTCCGCTTCCCCATACCAGTATTTTTTAAACAGGTAGTGGGTAAAAAGGCCGATAAAGCAATCACCACCTGCCGATAAAAAAACCGCTCTAGTCATTTATAATCTCCTTTATTTTAGGAATTTTAAAAACTATTTTCTCTTTCTTTTTAATACTTTTTATATCTTCCAACCAATATTTAGCCGTAACTGCAATTTGCTTTTCTAACTTTCTTTTTCTAAACCACTGCCATCTATTTAAGGTTTGATATTCTTCAACTGCTTTAATAAACTCATCTTTAGATATCATTTTTGTAATTACCTTGTTAGTTTCTAGCTTATTTTTAAACCAATTCTCGCATGCTTCACTCCAAACATGGGGAACAAATGGACTAGGTAGTTTGTTGTTTTTCATATATTCCTTTCCCCATCTTGCTATTTCTAATCTATTGATAACTTCGACAAAAATATCAAATTCTTTCGAATGTTTAAATTTTGATTTCTTGTCTTTGGTTAAATTCTTTGTTGATAGCATTTTTAAGTTTCGAACGGTAAATATTTAAGTTTTCTGATTTAGTCCAATCTTCAGCAGTATGTTTATTCTGTCGCTGCTTTTCAACGAGATGATATATCTTACAGTTTACGATGCTCAATTCGTCAATTAACTCTCCAATGGTTTTTTTCACTTCTCCTCCAATCCATGAAACTCCTTAAAATCACTTACATACAACCTAAATTCACCAGGTCTCATTCCACAATCCATTACCACTTCTATAACATCTTTTCTTATAGCCTCATCTGCCATCAGCCAATACCAGGCTACCTGTCTTAGAATTTCCCTTTTTGGTTGTCCCTTAATAAACTCTTCATAGGTTTTTCTATTTCCTAAATTTCTGTGAGTCAACAAATAGGCTGGCGTTGAACCTGCCCGAATATGGTAATAACCCAAATTCTTAGGCTTATCTTTTACACCATCAAAGTAAATCGAGTTTTTATCCTCCTCCATTTCAAAAGGCTTTAAACCAGCTTTTAACATCTCCTCTGTTAATTGCCCTAATGTTTCATAATGAGGCATATCATCTTCCCAATCGCAATCCCTAAACTTCATCAACAAATCTTTTTTAACGGCAAAAAGGTAAGGACAAAACTTAGACTTGCCACCCAATTCTTCAAATGTTTTTTCACCAATCGTATCGTAAATTGAAACCACATCAAAACCATTCTCAATTAGTTTAAAAGCGTCTTTAACAATTCCTTTTCTGTAAATCACCATGTCATTATCCAAAAGTAAAACCGCATCCTCTTTTATCGTAGGCAAAACTGCCTTATAGGTATTGCAGTAACGCATATTCGGGTCGGTCTTTATCACTTCCACCTTTGGATTGCTAATGTCTTTCACTTCCCAATTCGAGTCCAAAAGGTATAGTTTATCTACCTCGTCTTGCCAATATTTCTCAAAATTACGCATGAAATAGTCCAAAATCACGTCAAAATACTTGTGGTCGTACATGGGAACATAATTGTGAAAACAAACGAGAACTGTTTTTGTCATAATAGCTTTATTAAAATAGCCATCCCTAGATGCTTTGTGTCAAGTAATTGTAATACTCTATAATCTTTCCCTTCCTCGCTTTTCATAAACTCATCAAGAGCTTTCCGGCAACCTGTCCCCAATCCCTCCTCGTGGGCAACGTCGTGCATGGCTATAATCCCTCCTTTTTTCACTTTAGGAAACCAGGCCTCGATTTCCTTTTTCGTATCTTCGTATAAATGACTGGTATCCAAAAAAAGAAAATCAATCGGCGTATTCCAAGTCTTTACTATTTCCATATCATCACCTTGGATAAAATGGTAGCGTTCTTCTTTATCTAATACTCCTTCTCCTTGCGGAAAAAGCCTGGTAACTGCGTCTTTACCCAAATCAACACTATAAAGTTGGCCCTTAGTTTCATTGGCGGCTGCCGTTAGGGCATAAGTTGACTGTCCAGCCCCAAGCTCAACTATGACTTTAGCGTTCATACCAACTGCTACTCCATATAAATCAAGCAGGTGCTCGTTTATATCCGTATCCCTGAAAGCTAGATTGTTGACATAATTAAAATCTATTTTCCCCATAATAATTGATGGAATATTTTTTGATATTCTTTCACCCTCCTAAAATCAATATTTAATTTTTTAATAACATTTTCGACTTCCCTGTTTACTTGTTCTTTATAATCGGAAACCTCATTAAACTCATCACAGCTCAAAAACTCAAACAGCCAGCCAAGTTTAAGAATACAGTCTTGTTTGAATTGTTCACTCTGTTTGTATTCCTTCTTATTTTTATCAAACCAATCTCCCAACCTATTCCCCATGCCGCAAATATGAAGCCAGCCAGCTTCATCAGAAAACAAATCCTCTTTATTTTTTTGAAGTTCTCTTAATTTCTCAAGCGGATTTTTTTCAAGAGGAATATTAGCAGTTGTATATCTTGGTATCGGCTGCACCATAACGCCATTTTGCAATAACTCCAGTCCCAATTTAAAACCAGTATCCCCGCCAAAGTCCCTGTCTGTTGTTATTCCTAGCTCTTTTATATAATCTCCTTTTTTCCAACCCGATCCCTGAAAATTGACGCTTGTTTCCATTAGCTGTTCCCTCGGAATAAAAAGCAGATACAAAAGAAACGAATAACCTTGTTCTCCGCTTGCACATTTCCAGGGAAGCATATCGCCATATCTTTTTTTCATGTTTTCCTCAACATATCCTATCTCCGAATAGACTTGATGTATCGGCGTTATTGCCTTATCACCCATTATGCTGAAAGTATCTTCTAAAAACTCCGGCTTGTGGATGAAGGTGTCGTCATGCAAGACAAGCAATAAGTCCTCTTTTGCCTCCTTGGCATCTTCTTCCATTCCTGTAGGCCAACCCTCATTCTTATCCCTTATCCTTATTTTCGGGTGTTTCAAAACACTCTTGGCGTATTCCCTAGCACCAGGATAATCACCTAAAGGCGCTAGGGAAATATAAACCTTATCTACCGTTTTTTCCCACTTATTAAACAATTCCCTCCAATACCTTATAAGGAAGGGAAAACAGCTAGTCCCCATAATCACCGCCCTAGTTTTTCTTTTCATTTTGTATCTCTCCTCATATTCCCACCAGTCGTCATTCTGTTTGATAACAAAGCTATCTTTGCTCATGTTGTTTTTTCATATCCTCCAATGCCCGCCCCAAACCAATCTCAGGCTCCCAATTTAATAATTCTTTGGCTTTCTTATTGCAAGACACATACCAGTCCTGGTCTGCCGGTCTTTTCTTTTCAAAAGTCAATTCCGCTTTTTTGCCAGTTACCTTCTCAATCTCCGCAATTACCTCTAGCAATGAATAGTTAAATTTCCTGCCTCCGCCAATGGTGAATATCTGTCCATTGACCTTAGAAATCGTCTCTAGGGCGTTTAAATATGCTCTGGCTACATCCCTGCCATCCAAAATGTCCCTAACCTGCTTGCCATTCCCAAAAATGTTAATTTTTCTATTTCCACCCATCATCTGTTTTAAGAACCACGCAACCCATCCCTGCTCCTCTATTCCTTTTTGCCATAAACCATAAATACAACTCATCCTGAAAATTACCACTGGCAAGCCAAAAGTAACATGAAACTCCTGGGTATAAAGTTCTCCGGTCAACTTGCTTATTCCATAAGGAGAGTGTCCCCACTTGCCAAAACCATCAACCGGAAACTTATCGTTAATTGCCAATACCTTGCCGCCTTCAACTGTTAGCCCTTGTAGTAAAAGCTCTTTTAGCCAATCTGGTGCTTTATCAACAGTCTCCAGCTCAAACCTAGTTTTCGTTTCTTTTATCGGCCATTCATTGATAATGTCAGACATTGTTTTTGTAGTGCTGGCATAGATAAAAGGAATGTTTCTTTTTCTGGCAAACTCCAAAACATTAAAAGTCCCGACTGCGTTTGACCTAAAATCATACACAGGATAATAAACCGCTGTAATTGCTTCTGGGTTGGCCGCAAAGTGAATGATGGCATCAACTTTTGGCAATGCTTCAAAGTCCTCTTTGTTCCTAACATCACCCCAGACAAACTGGTATTTATCCTTGTATGTTTTTTGCATTAGTTCTAGGTTTTTACTAACCTCTGGCCTCCAGAGATTGTCAAAAGCAATCACTTGATGACCTCTTTTTATGGCTTCGATACTAACATTAGACCCTATAAAACCCGCCCCTCCTGTAATTAAAACCTTCATTTCTTCTTTCTGTAGAAGGTTTAAGATTCCTAATTTAATTTTCCTCGTCCCAATCCATATCATTCAAACGAACAGTCTTTTCAGATAAATATTTAGCGGGAACTTTTACTTGTTTTATTGCTTCGGGATTGCCTTTTTCTACTTCTCCTATTACTTTATCAATCTCTGCAATTTCCTCTTGTAGTTTTTTAATTGTCTTCTCTTTCTCATTCCTAAAACGATAAGCCCCTTTTATATAATCCCTTACCATCTCCACTTGCTCGCCAAATATTTCTTCTTTAATTCCTTTTATTGCTTCTTTGGCCAATTTCTCTTTTGGAACTATTAAACTTTTTGATTTTTTTCTAGCCATTTATATCACCCCCTTTCAAAATTTAACTTTCTGGTCTTTGATAAGACCCCATCCTTTATATTTATATTTGTCATCCCAACTTTTAACCTCCTTGGCTATTTGTTCATAACTAGGAAGGTAAAATAATTTATTTTTTAATTCTTTTAACACATTGTCGCTTATTTCTACACACTTCAATTTTCTTTTTCTATTTTTCATATCTATCCAGATATAACTCAATTCGCTTTTCCTAGCCGAGTCTTTCAATCTTTTAAGATTAACTGTAATTAAAACATTAAATTTCCAAAACTCCTTTGGTATTTCTTGTAAAACCCATTTAACAAACATCAAAGGCGTTTTATAATCGGGATTAACTCCATAACTCCGCCACCACCAAGTATCGTCTGGAAAAAGAGCAATTGGTGATACCTTTTTATTACTAATTAACTTAGTAGGCTCTGCATGGGCTATCATATATATTTTTGCCAGCCTTTCATAAATCCTAAAAGGGTCAGGAGGCGTATATAAAACTGCCTCACTTTTAAATTTCAGCTCCCGACATAAATTACTTATATCCATTTATAATCATCCTTTGTTGGCTTATAAAACATCGTTAATCCTCTGGGCGATGGAAAATAAACTGGCGTTAGTCGTTTGTCTTGAACCAGTTTCTCTAATTTTTCCGGCAGTTTCCCCCAAGGCCAAGCAAACTCTTTGCCTTCAACCGCCACCTGCCCGCAATGGTGGTGCAAGTCGTGAATTAAAGCAAACCCGCCTTCTTTTAAATTAGGAAAAAACCTGACTAGCTCGTGAAAGCGTAACCAAGGCTCGCTATCAAGGCAAAAAATTTCAAATTGTCTGTCTGGCGTATAATCTAATGAAGACTGATGGTGAATCGTTACCCAATCGAATAAATCAAGTTTTTTTAAACGCTCGGTGCTTCGCTTAATATGTTCTTCTTCTATCTCAAAACTCTGCAAATGACCAAAACCATTGTCTTTTAAAGCCTGACAAATATACATTGTACTCACGGCTGAATACAAACCCGTCTCAAGTACATTCTGTGGTTTAATTACTCTCGCTAAACTATAAAGTAATTCTCCTACTTCGCACTCGACACCACCCGAATCGTAGCAATGCCACTTTTTAGACCAATCATTCACTTCGGGTATAACTTCAATCCCAAGTTTTTCTGAAAAATATTTTGTTATTAACATTTCTCCACCTCCATGACACACAAACTTTGATTTCCGATATACTCTAAAAAAGGGATTTTAACTGCTAAATTTCTCATCCTATGCTCAAGCCAAGGATGGTCAACTTGACTACCCTGAGTGTAATAAAACCTTTCTTCAAGTTTATAACCAAAACACATTCCCTCATAAAAAACCAGTTCCTTATCCGTTATAATCTCAAATTCTTCAAGATACCTGTATTTTCTGCCCACAGGAAAAGAAATCCAAAACCATTTCTCCGCCAAATCCAAGCACCTTTTAAACATTTTTTTTCTTTCTTCTTCCGGCTCAAGCCATGCTTTCTTTTTAGAGCTTAAATTGGTGTGTTCTATAGTTGAAACGCAAGCAACCATTTCGTATGGTTTATCAAAAAACCTATTGGATTTTTCAAAATCAATAGCATCCCCAACATGGTAAAAGTCTAAATAAGGCTTCATTTTCTCATCTTCAACTAGGTCTATCCCATCATATCTTTTAACCAATTTCCTCAGTTCTGGGGCATAAGATAGCCAACTGGCCGCACAACCCACGTCTAACAGGCTCTCAGGCCTCTTTTCTTTAACAAATTCCAGTAACCTCGCCCCTTCAGCATCTCTTTCTGTTTTTGCTTTAATCGGCATGGCTCTAAACCATTTCTGGGTTATCTGGTTAAGTCCGTTTACTTCCATAACTATTTCCTTTCCTGACATCTTACAGGAACTTCATTTTTTATATATTCACTTTCATTAAACCAGCCACAAGGTTTTATCGCTGACTTATAAAACATAACAATCCCTGTTATTAAAACAGTAATTGCTACTAAAATAACTACTGCTAATCCTTCTCCTTCTTCGTGATAACTCATTTTTCCTCCTTAAATAAACTTTCTAAAAAAACACGCCATTCTTCCTTGATTTTTGACTTTCCAAAGTATTTAATCGCTGTTTCCCTACCAACCTTGCTAATCCTCTGAGCTAATTCGTCATCATCCATTAACTGCTGAATATATTTTTGTAAAGTTGGGATGTCGTCTGACCAGAACCCATTCTCACCATTTTTGATAATTTCATGCACTTCGTAAGTTTGCTGTTCTGGATAATCTCGGTTACAATGTTTTGGGCCTAACGCTACAATCGGTATGCCTGAAATCATTGCCTCGATAAATCCCAAAGTATAACTGGCGGGTTGTGTTCCAGTGTAAAAATAAACCCTATTATCCCTTAACTCGCTTTTCAACAAATCATAATCAATCTTGCCACCAATCAAGCCGGTATTTTCATTATTTGGCCCATAAAGCCGTCTCTCAAAAGGTTCAGTTACTTTAAGCAATGTCTCAAAATTGCAAGCACTCGCCCTGCCTTTGACATTCTGGCCTACACTAATTACCCTTTTAACCTTGCCATTCCAATTACAAAATTCATTTTCGTCTTTGTAAAACCTAATCATGGCATCCTCGCCACAATAACTAGGGATGGTTTTTTCTTTAGGTGAATACCTGACAATCAAAAGCCCATCTTTTTTAAAAGGTGCTAGGGCTTTTTCTGTCAACCTTGAAGACTGGCCGATAGAGCGGTAAATACATTTTTTATGCCTTATATTTTGCCAATTTTTGGTTATCTCCGGCTGTTCTTTTTTCGGATTATGCATAAAAATCAATACATCAAAATTTTTGATTGCTTCTTTTGTCAAACTTTCCTTATTTGTCCAATCGCCTTTGTATTGCTCAAACAGACTATGTTTTGCCATCAGTGGCGGTCTCAAATACTTGCCTTGCTGTTCTGAGGGGTTATAAAAAGCCCCAAGACTCAAATAATCAAAACCGAGTTCTTCAAATAACTGCAATTCGTCTCTCTCTAAAATTTCGTGCCAGCTAAAATACAAAATTTTCATAATGGCAACCAACGGATTTTTTTCCGTCTTTCTCTGTTAATCATTTTTTGTATGTCAATCAACCTGTCTTTTAACATTCTTCCCACCGCCTCATAAGAGAAATTCCTTTTAACAAACTCCTGCCCTCTTTTGGCTGTCTGAAAAGCCTCACCCTGATTTTCATAAACAAACCGCATCAGCCTTCTTAATTCACCCATATCGGGCTCAGCCCATTTCTGGTCTTTCCGATACCAGGGGGCCCAATCCATGTTAAAAACATTTATCGGCTTCCATTTAAGAGGGAAATAAGTCTCCTTAGTTAGAAAGTCGTGGATACCT